ATGCTCCAAGTTTTGAGCAAAGCGGCCTTGTTAGTATTGTAGTTGGTGCTGGCGCTGCATGGTTTGGCCTTTATACCGGATCTAGTAAATCTAAAAAATAGATACTATAAGTAATAGTATGGATTACTATGAACGTTTAGGTGTATCACGAAATGCCTCTCCTAATGAAATTAAGAAAGCATATAAGAAACTTGCATTAAAGCATCATCCTGACCGCGGTGGGGATCATACAACTTTCGCAGGTATTAATGAAGCTTATGATACATTAAAAGATCCTAACAAAAAACAACAATACGATAATCCACAACAGCAATTTTCACAAGGATTTGGTCCTAATGGATTTGAAGGCATGGGAGGATTTGAAGATTTATTCTCTCAATTTGGTTTTAGAGCACCTAGACAGCAACAAAGAAACAAAGATGTTGTAATAACTTATACAATAGACTTTAAAGATATCTTTACAGGAAAAGGCGTAAATATTAATTACAATTTACCTAGTGGAAAGTTAGGATATTTAGATGCAGCTATCCCCCCAGGTGTTAACCACGGAAGTAATGTAAGATATGCTGGATTAGGTGATGATAGTATATCCCATTTACCACCAGGAAATTTAATTCTTAAAATTAAAGTTAGACCGCATCCAATATGGCGACGTGAAGATAATAATATTTTTACTGTTAAAGAATTAGATATATTTGATTTTATAATAGGTACAAATATAGAAGTGATTACACCAGTTAACAGAAAGTTTAACTTAAATGTTCCTCAAGGGACTAAACCAGGAACAGTTTTTAGTATTACTGGTCACGGTATTCCAGACGTGCATACAAATAGACCAGGGAACATACATATAAAACTAGATACAAAAATGCCTATATTAGATGAAAAAACAATTAATAAAATAAAGGATATAAAAAATGGAATTAGTTAAATCTCCAGATCCATGGTTGGAAAAAGTTGTTAGACCTTTTAATTTTAAAGAATTAAACGCTAGAGAAATATCAGGAAGAATGGCTAATATAATGTTATCAAAAAATGGTATAGGTTTAGCAGCAAATCAAGTTGCATTAGATGCACAAATATTTGTAATGAGACCTATAGAACACAAAGAAGTGACTAAACCTTTTGCTGTTATCAACCCAAAAATTATAGAAATAGGCGAAAATGTTGAATTAGGGAAAGAAGGGTGTTTAAGTCATATAGGTTTATTATTAAATATACGTAGACCAACTAAATTGGTTGCACAATTTCTTGACATTGAGCAAAAAGAGTGTATACTAGAGTTTAGTGGTATTGATGCTAGATGCTTTTTACATGAATATGATCATTTGCAAGGCATAGAGTTTACAAACAGAGTAAGTAAATTAAAATTAGATATGGCAAAAAAGAAACAAAAAAAGTTAATAGCAGGAGTTAATTAATGGTAGAACCATCAAAAGATCTACAGTTGGTATTTGATAAATCAATTAGAGATGCACGTAAATTAGGACATGAATTTGTTACACTCGAGCACTTGTTGTTTTCAATGTTGTGTAGCGATAATTTTTATAATTTATGTAAAGGATTTGGAGCAGATGTAGATTTTCTAAAAAGTAATCTAGAACATCATATCAAAAATGATATGAATGAAATTAAAATTGAAGATCCTAAATATAAGCCTAAAAAGACTCAAACAGTAGAACGTGTTCTTAATAGAGCATTTACACAAGTTCTTTTTGCTGGCCGGCCTAATATTGAATTAAGTGATGTAGCATTAAGTATACTTCACGAAAAGAAAACCCATGCAAATTATTTTATGGAAAAGTCAGGGATTTCTAAATCTTCTTTTGCAGAATATTTGCAAGCTGAATTTGAAACAAGTTTTGAAGATGAAGAAGCAACAGGTGCAGCACAAAGAGCCCTTCGAGCATTCACTACAAATTTAAACGCAGAAGTAGACAAAGGTAAAGTTGACCCTGTAATTGGTAGAGAATTAGAATTAGATAACATTGCACTAGCAATCGGTAGACGTAGCAAAAACAACGTGCTACTTGTTGGTGACCCAGGTGTTGGTAAAACAGCGATAGCTGAAGGTATGGCTTTTAATATTGTGCAGGGTAATGTACCAGAATTTTTAAAAGAATATAAAGTATTCAATTTAGATATTGGTGCTATGCTTGCCGGTAGTAAATATCGAGGAGACTTTGAAGAAAGATTTAAACTTGTATTAGCTGGACTAAAAAAGCAAGGCAAAACAATTATGTTTGTCGACGAAGCACATATGATGAATGGTGCAGGTGCTGGTGGAGGAAATAACTCTAATGACTTAGCAAATATGCTAAAACCTGCACTTACAAAAGGAGACTTAAAAGTTGTTGCATCAACTACTTGGGACGAATATCGCAAGTATTTTGAAAAAGATCGTGCGTTGATGCGTAGATTCCAACGTGTTACAGTAGACGAGCCTAGTTCAGAAGTAACAAATGATATTCTAAACGGTATTAAAAAATACTATGAAGATTATCATTCAACAGAAATAACACAAGATGCTATAGATGAAGCAATCAAACTTAGTGTAAAATATCAACCAGACAAAAAATTACCTGACAAAGCTATTGACTTAATTGATCAAGCATGTTCACGTTTTAATCTTAAAGCACCTGTTAAAAAGAAAGTTGTTACAGCAGAATCAATCCAATTCGAACTTGCAAAAGTAATTAACATTCCAGAGGAACAAGTTGCCGAACGTGAAACTGAAAATCTTGCACATCTTGAACAAAACATTAAGAGTCAAGTGTATGGACAGGATAAAGCAGTTGAAGATGTTGTAGATAAAATACTTGTAAGTCAGGCAGGACTTAAATCTGCAGATAAGCCGATTGGTTCGTTTGTGTTTATGGGTCCAACAGGCACAGGTAAAACTGAAACAGCAAAAGCACTTGCAACTCATCTAGGTGTAAAACTTGTACGTTTTGATATGAGCGAATACCAAGAAAGACATAGTGTAAGTAAATTATTAGGATCACCTCCTGGTTATGTAGGTCATGAAGAAAAGGGCGGATTGCTAATTGAAAAATTACAAGAAAATCCAAACTGTGTATTGTTACTAGACGAAATTGAAAAAGCACATCCTGATGTATCGCAGGTTTTATTACAAGTAATGGACAACGGAAAAGTTACAGGGTCTAACGGTAAAGAAGCAGATGCTCGTAATTGTATATTAATTCTTACAACTAACTTAGGTGCGGCTGATGCTGAAAAGAACAATATTGGCTTTATGGAAGACTTTGAAAAAGAATACGAAGACGGCGCCCTTAAAAAATATTTTGCACCAGAATTTAGAAACAGACTTGACGGAGTTGTTACCTTTGCTAAACTAAGCAAAGAAATAATGATGAAAATTGTTGGTAAGTTCTTAGTTGAACTTAAAGATATGGTTAAAGATAAAAATGTAGAAATAACTGTAACTGACGAAACTTTAGATTATCTAGTAGATAAAGGATTTGATCCTAAGATGGGTGCAAGACCTTTACAGCGTGTTATTGATAGAGAAATTAAACGTCCTTTAGCACGAGCATTATTATTTGGTGATCTAAAAGATGGCGGCAAGTTAACTATCAATATCTTAAATAATGAAATATCTTTAGAGGCAGAAGGTAAAACTGTAAGTGAAAAAGTGTGAAACGATCAAGCTCTTTTATAACTACTATCCTTACAAGGTTGTTTTAGTTAATGCACTTGCTACTATATTTAGAGAAAAAAATCTAGCACAAGCAAAAACTGTGCTAGATGATTTACAATATCTTTATGAGCAACAAAAGCCATTAGTTCGTGCCTACGGTAGAAGAGAAGAACATCTTTCATTTCAAACTTTCTTCGATGCAAAAAATCTGTATATAGAGTTTTCAAAAAATATAGACTTTAAACTAAGAGTTGAACAAGGGATAATACAAGTATATTCAAATGAATATTCATGGCTAACACACCTTTCTACTAAATTTAATGCAACTGAATTTTGGGAGCCTTTTGTTGATATTAATAAACTTAAAAAAAATATTATAGTAGTAAAAAATCCTCCGTTATATGAGTATAAAATTACACTTGATATAAACGTAGATTCTGCTCTAGCTGACTGGATTGAAAATAATCCTGGGAAAGCAAAAGCTGGTGGTAAATGTCTAGATTGTATAAGAAATAACGGTTATACAAGAGGATTCTATTTTTATGTGCGTGATAAAAAGATATTACAACTATTAAACTTGTTTACAGGTAAATTGCAACGTATCGACAAATTAGTCTACATCGCAGAAACTGATAAATAAGTATATGCCAAGCAATAGTGAAACAATATTATCAAATCAAACGCATGTAGGAGACAGTTCTGTACAAACTCATACAGGTGAAAAATACAAAGGTGACGGTTACTATGGACGTAGTGACGGGTTACATACTATACAAGTCAATCTGTCAGGATTTTTAGGTAACATAGAAGTACAAGGTACACTTGAAATAAATCCAACTGATGCTGATTACTTTCCAATACTTTTAGGTAATGGTCAAAAAGTAGACACCAGTGGAAAAGTTTCCATAAACACAGTTACAAAATTAGAATACACAGCAAACGAAACTTCTAGTAAATCATACAACTTTACAGGTAACTATGTTTGGATAAGAGCAAAGATTAGTAATTGGACTGACGGTAGTGTAACTAGTATACAATTAAATCATTAAGGTGGGCAAATGGCAAAGCAAATAATTAATATTGGATCAAGTGAACAAGCAGGAGACGGTGAAAGCCTTCGTTCAGCATTTGACAAAATCAATGATAACTTTGATGAACTTTATCTAAAAGACACTACAGATTTTGACGGCCAATTTAGTTCACTTACAGGAACACCAACTACACTTGCAGGTTACGGAATTACTGATGCTTACACAAAAGCAGAAGTAGATAGTGCTATTACAAGTTCAGTATTACCAGCAGGCTCAACACAATCAATAGACGTTGTTGCGGCTGACTCAACTGTATTAGTTGACAGCGTAAATGGCACATTGAACGCAACAACATTGACAGGTGCTTTACCAGCAATAGATGGTAGTGCTCTAACTGGTGTTGCAAGTGCATTTAGTGATTTAACAGGAACACCAACAACAATCGCAGGATATGGTATTACTGATGCACAATCAGCATTGGTAAGTGGAACAAACATCAAAACCGTAAATGGAGAAAGTTTACTAGGTTCAGGCAATATAACAATAAGTGGAGGCAGTGGCGGAGGATCCGCATTTACTAACATTGGTGTAGGTGCTGACGATTCTACTATTAGAAACATTGGTGAAGGCGAAAGTTTCCTAATACTTGGTGGCACAGGCATTACCACAGCCAGTGATGCAGAAGGCAACATAACTATTACAGGTGTTGCACAGGATTTTGCATTTTCAAGTTTAACAGGAACACCAACTACACTTGCAGGATATGGCATAACAGATGCTTACACACAAACACAAGTTGATACTGCTATTACAAATGCAACTTCTAGTATTGTTATCCCAAGCGGTTCATCGCAGTCAATAGATGTTGTTGCCGCTGACTCTACACTATTAGTAGACAGTTCAAATGGCACACTAAACTCATCAGCACTTACCAAACCTATTGACCTTGACGATAATGAGGAAGTTAGGTTTGGCACTGATAATGATATGAGAATATATCACAGTGGCACAACAGGTAACATCGATAACAACACAGGTACTTTAATCATAAGCGGTCCAACTGTTAGAATACAAGATGGCGCATTGGCAAATACTGCTATATCAGCCGCAGACGGTATTGCTACACTTTTATTTGAGAACTCAGCAAAATTAGCAACAAGCACAGATGGTGTTGCTATTACAGGTAAGATCACAGGACTTACAGATCCAACTGACGCACAAGATGCCGCAACCAAAGCCTATGTAGATGCCAACTCAGGCGGAGGTGGTTCAGGACTACAAAGCAGAAGCACAGCAACAGGCAATACTAATAGTTTGGCAGATGCCGCTGAAGCAGACTTGGACATCACAGGATTCAAATCATACGCACTACTCACTATCACAACAGACAGAGCGGCTCGTGTGAGATTGTATGTTAGTGCCGCAACAAGAACAGCAGACGCAAGCAGAGCAGAAGGTGTTGATCCTACTTCAGACGCAGGACTAATAGCAGAAGTTATCACAACAGGTTCTGAAACAGTTACTATAAGCCCGGGTGCTTATGGATTCAACTTGGAAAGCACACCAACAACAACTATACCTTGTAGGGTAACAAACAAAAGCGGTGGCACTGCCACAGTGCAGGTAACTCTAAACATACTACAACTGGAGGCGTAAAATGGAGTTATTCCAAGTCACAGTCAAACGTGGTGTAGACATCCAAGCATTTTATGATGACATGGAGACACCAGGTGGTGCTCTACACATTCCAGATAGGAGTGTTGACTGTGAGGACAGACGACCAACTTCAAGAACCACAGGTTATATGCTTACAATGGAAGAAGCACAAATGGTTGCGGCTGACGAACGTGTTCAACAGGTAATGCCACAATCAGTTTTAGATAGAGATATCACAATCACAGAATCAACTTACACAGGTAGATTTGACAAAAGCCCTGCTGGTCTTGCCACAGGCACACAAACATTCACAAGAGCAGACGGCACAGGTCCAGCAATAAACTATTCGGTTAGCCACAGAAGTTGGGGACTATTGAGACACACAGAAAGCACCAACAGATCAGGTTGGGGATCAGATGCTACAGGTTCAGATAGATATGTTGATACCAGCGTGACATATAGTGCAAGTGGTAAGAATGTGGATGTGATCATAGTGGACCAGCACACTTGGTATGACCACGAGGATTTTTTTAGTAGAGCAGTGGACTACAACTGGGGACAACACTACAACACAATCACAGGTGGCACAAACTACACCTACACCTTTGCGGCGGCAAGAGCCGCAGATGCATCAGAAGTAAACAGTCATCCAACGGCGTGTGCCAGTTATGCCGCAGGCACACTATACGGACCTGCCAACAGT